ATAGTTCTAGCGATGCCCTGCATCTTTTGCATGACCATCAACTGTTCATTTAAAGCTTTAGTAAAAAACTGGGTCTGAAGCTTCTTCTTCTCTCCTTCTGAAATATTCTGTTTTTCAATAGACAAGATAGCAGATCGAATACCCTTATCATTCAATAGGGATGCAGCTATCTGGCCCTGTAAGTTTTTCTGAGCTTCGGCAGCTTTATTTAAACCAAAGAAAGTTTTTAATGCCCCAGCTCCAAATTTAGCAAAATCTAAAAGAAGTTTTCCAATGGCAACTAAAGCTAAAGCTAATCCGGGTCCAGCTAAAACCCCCCCAATACCTTTAACCAAACCTTTTGCAAATTGAGATCCTATTCCGTCACCATCTAAAATATCTGTAATACTAGATACAACGCTATTAAAAACGCCAATAATATTCTTCAAGTTATCAGTGACTCCTATCTCACCTAGAGTATTTGCTAACTCTTTTAAATTAACAGTTGCTACATTTACAGCGTCAGCTAAAGTCTTAGACAATGCTTCATTACGTTGATAAGCTTCGTTTGTAGCATTAAATGAAGTCGCTGCCACCTCCCCACTTCTAGAAACTTTTAAGTTGTAATCTTCCAGCAGAGCAAGAAAAGGAGCGATCTGAAATTTACCAACAAGGTTATCAGCCAAGTTAACTTTTGATGCTTGATCTAGCTTGGCGAATGTTGGCGCTAAATTTTCAATAATTTTATTTGATGATAAAACCTGACCGCTGAGATCGGTTACCTGAACCCCAAGATCCTGTAAAGCATTTAACTTTTCAATATCTTGAATTCTAGTAAAAATTGTTTTTAGAGAGTTACCAATGACAGCTCCACCTCGCGCAGTTCTTTCTTGAAGCGCACTAATAATACCAATAAGTTCATCAAACTGAACACCAGATGCAACAGCAACCGCTCCTGAACGCTTCAGACCCTCGATCAAATCTCTATCAGAAACAGCAGCACTTGCAGCAGCAGCAGAAATCTTGTTGAGAACCTCAGTAGTTGTAAGACCAGCAGAAGAAAATGAGTTAACAGCTGCTGTTAAACCAGCTACAGAATCAGCCGCACTTAAACCAGAAAGTCGAGAGAGAACAAGCGCATCATTAAGTCTTTTAGTAACTTCTTCAGCTTTAAGACCTTGACGAGAAAGTTCCAATGCTGCTTCCGCTACGGTATCAAAAGTTTGACCTGTATTTCTAGCGATGTCAAAAATTTGATTTTTAAAACTATCAAGCTGAGATTCTGTCTGCCTAAGAATAGAATTAATATTAGCTAGGCTTTTTTCAACCTCAATAGTTGTTTTAACTAACTCCTGAAGACCCTTCGAAACAGCAGCGATAACACCTACAGACGCGCCAAATGCCAAAACACGGGCGTTAGCAGCCTCCATGGACTTAGTGAACTCATCAGCTTTACCAGTTAAACGACCCAAAGGCTTTGACAGAGACTCAATACTCTTGGCCCCCGGACCCATATTAATTCTAAGATTCTTACCAGCTTTGGCAGCTGCTTGTTGAATACTTTGTTCTAAACCTGTTTGGACGACTGGTACTTGAATAGGCATGATCTTGTTCCTTTATGTGTATATACACTAATATTACACATCATGACCTGCTAATCTCATCATTTGTTTCATGTCTAGCTTACCTCCAGCTTCTTTTGCAGCTTCTGACAGAGATATAGATTTAGAATCTTTAGCTACGGTATCCATATCTTCTTTAGTCGCACCAAAGACAGCTGAAGCGTCCGCATCATCTCTCAAACCACCTTTATTGGAGTCTTTATTTCTCTGACTTTCAGAGTAAGTCATCAATTTATCTGGATCTTCTTTAATATTATCTGGGATATCTTCAGTGTATTGGAATATGCTATGGAAGACCCGCGCATACATAGCAACTTTCATTTGATAAGCAGATAGTTCAATTACAGGTTTGCCATAAAAATCACTAATATTTTCGCAGTTTGATATATACATGCCAAAAAATGGCCTCAAGACAGCGTGTTTGATATTATCTTCAGACATTTTCTCAGAAACATCTGTCATAATTTTATTCAACAATATGACATCTCTCACCTCTAAATCAGAAAACTGCTCTTCAGTGTGTAGATTCTCACTAAGATCTGAATCTTTAAAGATGCAAAACCTAAGCATTTCATCATTAGATCTCTTTGAAGCGTAGCCTTCCGCAGTTAAGCCTACAATCTCAGCTTTTTTATGATTTAAATCATATAGCTCAACACACTTTTCTTCGATAGTTTTTTGAAAAGATTGTTTTTGAGAAGGTAAGAATACAGATTCTTTTGTCTTTTTAAGGTTTTTAACCTCTTCTGTGAGAGTCAATATCTTCATATCATCAGACTCCTCCCACAGATCTTCTTTTTTAATATAAGCTTCTCTTTCCTCTTGAGAATCAATACCTTTAGATAAAGCTATATTCTTATACTTTTCATAATAAGAGTGTATATATTTTTGGTCTCTTATGTTTATGTGTTTAATGAATACGTCTCGACCTTCGAAAGTCGAGACGCTGTATCCATCAAATATCTCCCCTATTAGGGAAGTATAAAATTCGTCACTATAACTCACCCTTTTCTACTTTATCCATAATATCTTCAAACTCCTTTTGGGTTGAAGCTTGGTTATAGAACCAGAAAGCTAGAGTTGTCGAAACTTGTTTAATTACTTGCTGATAAAGTTCAGAAGCCTCTTCTTCTTTATCGTAATAATCTTCAAGCTTTTCATCATAGTCTGCTCCTTTGAAATACTGGATAGGCTCCTCATCTTCTTCCCTTTGGATAAAGGTTAAATGAAGAGCATACCACAGCAAGAGTTTGTTTTGCGCTCTAACATCGGCAGTGTGTTCAAATAAACCTTGTAGATTTGACTCTACTTCAACCAGATCTCTTTTTACTCGGGCAATCTCTTCCTTAAGGAATTCTAGCCTCTTTTTTTGTTTTTCGTCGAGTTTTGTGGCTGAATCAAGTTTGATATATTCATTCTGAAATTCTAAAATCTGCGTGTATAGCTTACCATACTCTTTTTGACCTTCCTCAGTAAAAGCTCCTCCAGTATCACCGTATTTTTTTGCAAGCATCGCTTTGGTGAGAATACCCTGCTTAACACACTTGCTCATTTCGATAGTGTATTGAAGTTCAGCGTCTTCTAACTCGCGGCGAGAAGGTTTTTTGATTTTTACCTCAACAGGTACTTTTTCTTTTACCTTTTTCTTTGTAATAGTTACCTCTCCAGTCTTACGATTTTTCCTAGAGGTTTCTTTTTCAACCTCTTTTTCTTCATCAACCGTAAATTGGTATAATAATTTTAATTCCATATTCCTATTTAAATATAAATTCAACTTTGTAATTTTCTATTTCATTTTGCACATTACGCAAGCTTTCGTTGCCAAAGTCCAAAATCCTTTTCCTAATCCAAGATACTTTATCTGGGGTAAAATGATCAGCCGCTTTAATTACTGGGTGGTATTTTTCAGGTATTCCCTCATATAATTTTTGATAGTGAAAATCATGGTCTTTTTTCATATCTTCAACCATAATCAACATCATCTTGAACAATGAAGATACTTCATCCCCAGACTTTTTGTTTAAATTTTTTTTGGCATTCATCCTTTATCCAAGTTATTATAAGAAAAAATGTGTAATTATCTACATGGCTGGATTTTTATCATCTAATATGGAGTCTACAATCAATACAATGTATGATACATTGCATGAGACTTTCGCGCAAACTATCACTGTTTTCAAGAACTCCAAAAGAACTGTAATCTCTACCAACTCAAGGTATAACAATATCTACGGCAGAACCAATACAGGCTCAAAATCAAATATTGAATATACAACAGAGTCCCAATCTTTTGAGGCTAGAGTTTATTACATCAATATGGAAGAGGAGTATTTATCTAATAATGAGAATCAACAAGGAACCCAAAATAAGATTATTCTCCCTAGTGGCTCTGTAAAAATTGTTGTAAAAAGTGATGCGTATGAATTTCTTCAAGAAGCCAGAAGGGTTGAGCTTGATGGTATCCGCTTCGCAATCAAAAGCGATGGCGAACCTCGCGGTTTAACCACAAATAAATTTTACACTTTCTTACTCACCCCAACTGACGAATAATGGCTCGTTTACCTAGAGATGTCCAAGCGGTCTTAGAGAAACAAGCCCCAAAAGCTTTAAAAAGACCATTCGAAAAAGATTTTAAGAAAAAGTTTCTTAAGGTCAAATCTGACATGATCAAAGAATTCCTCAGTCATCCTGTAACTATGGAGATTATGGCTGGGCCTAATAGCACCAATATAAGTGGGACTTTAGGCGGGATTTCAAATCTTTTTGCTTTTATTGGATTCGATGCTTCGGACAAACCAATTGAGCCTATATTGCAAATGTTCGAAAATATGAATTATAATTATTCAGGAGAAGCTAAAATTGGGGTAAAGTATTATATAAACATCCCTGAAGCTGCTGAAATTTTCAAGGCGACTCCAATGCCATGGGCTTCAGGAAGGAGTTGGGCAAGAGGAATAGAGACGGGTATATCAGGTCTTGGCTACTTACTCAGAAAAGAGAATGGTCGCTCAGGCAAAGCTATACAAACAAAAAGGAAGGTTAGATCAGGTAGATTCCAAAACGCAAGCTACATATCAGCCTTAATAAATAAATATAAAAAACAATTTAATAACATCAAATGAAAGAACAATTTGTACATACGCTAACCAATTCGTTTATGCTCTGGTTCGATCACTTTTTGTTGGAAAAAGGTGAGGCTTACTCAAATCAAACTGGAACTTTCTACCACACCCCAGATGATTTCTTAGATGATTCTTATGTCTCATTCTCTAGCCCATACAAACAATTTGTAACTGATTCTTCTATCTCAGGAGTAACATTGCCAACAGGTATTGCGGGTGATTCTCATTATATTGATTATGATAATGGGCGCATTGTAGAAACAGGCTCTAATTACACATCAGATTCAACAATCACAGGAACTTTCGCAGTTAAAGACTTCAACATCTATTTCACAAACGAAACAGAAGATGACTTGGTTGTGGAAAACAAATATGAACTAAATTCCAGAATCCCAACATACAATGAATCTGGAATCGCTCCATATGATCAAGTAGTTCCAGCAATTTTCTTATCAACCGCGACAATGCAGAATGAAGGTCTTGCATTTGGCGGGGAAGAGTCCACCACAGTAAGAGCTAATGCTGTGGTTCTCTCAGACGACCCATACAAATTAGATGGAGTCTTATCAATTTTCGGGGATTCTCATAATGAAGTATTTTACCCAATACCTATGAGTGGACATCCCGTCAACGAATACGGAGACCTCAAAGGAGGCTCCTATTCCTACGATACGCTATCCAGCGCGTATGATAGCAACAAACCCTTTTTAGTAGACAATGTGACTACTTCAAAACTAACAGACAAAGCAAGGAAGTCTTTAGCTAATGATCTTTATGTCGGATTTATTGATTTTGACCTGAAGATTCATAGATTTAGATTTTCTTAATTTCATAAAACATCAAAAATATTGTAAACATTAAAAAATAACTTATTATGGCCAGAAATAGAGTAATTTATCAATCGGAAGCGCTTTACGTCAGTGAGAACGCAGGTTCTACTACTGAAGCTAAGCATGAACAGCTTACGCGAGTTCAAAGCGCAAACTATAATTTCACAATCAACAGGCAGGATGTCAACGAATTCGGACAACTCGCTCGCATCGACTCCATTGTCATGGATGCTCCTACTGTTGGTTTGGACTTCACTTATTATGCAACGGACGGATTTAACGAAAGAGCTTTAGGATTTGCTACTGGAGCATCAACACAATTTGCTTCAGGACATTTGATTCAAAGTTCAGGTAAAAACTTTTACATTACTACCGTTGCTGAAGGTTCAGACGCAGTTGGAGTTTCTGGAGATGATGTTGCTTCTGTAATCGGTTTGGGTAATGCATTCCTTACTGATTACACTTTAGATCTCGCAGTTGGTAGTTTACCTACCGTTTCTGTATCTATGGAGTGCGCCAACATTAATTCAAATACAACTTTAGGATCTGGAGCTGTAGGTCAAATTACTGGGATTAGTTTACCCTCTGTAGACATTACTAACGGTAGTGGAGTTAATGGTAGTGCAATTCTTCCAGCAACAGTTGCTTCTGGAGAATCTGACATCACAGCTCTTCGACCCGGAGATATTACAATCAACATCGCTGCTTTAGATGGCTTTACACTTTCAGATATAAATGGTTCTGATAGTGAAGAATCTATCCATATTCAAAGTGCGTCTCTTAGCGTCCCACTTGGCCGTTCGCCAATTCAAAGACTTGGAACTCGCTTTGCTTATGCTAGGACTGTTGACTTCCCAGTTAATGCAACCTTAAGCGTGAGCGCTATCGTTAATGATCTTACTGCGCAAAACCTCGCTACTGTTCTCGATAGCGGAGATACTGACGATATCACTCTTACCCTTAAAAAACCTGATGGAACAGAGGCTATGAAGTATACCCTCAAAGGGTGTAAATTAGATAGCGAGAGCTTCTCTTCAAGTATTGGATCTAATAAAACTGTTGATTTAACTTTTTCTACTCAAATTGGAGGAAATAATGACTCAGCTAATGGGGTATTCTTTACTGCTGCTGGAACAGAGTCTGTATTCACAGCCTAACCTTGAATAAAACCTTAAATAAAAAGGGCGGTAGAAATACCGCCCTTTTTTATGTATAACGTTTATTTAATATTAAGTATTGTCGCTACCAGTCAAAACCACCCCGTCAATACCACCCACTTGTTGAGGTTTAGCCTCATAGATATTATAACGTGCCACTAAATCGTCTAGCTTAGCTTTAGAATCGTTTGCAAGCCCTCTGTAGACCTTAGACACCTCATTACGATTAACGAACGTCACAGACGATTCTCCGTCCTTTAAAGATAGTATCTTATTATCGCTAGTTGAAGACGTTATCCCTCTCAGTGCATTCCTAGACTGTTTTTTATAGTAACTATGTAAATAAAGCTCCTTATGAATAGACTGAGCCTCAGTATCTAAATCAGCACCTGTCCCACTAAAGTCTTTATAGATCAAATTATTTAGTTCGCCCAAGTTGTTTTCCAGCCAAGCTTGAATAGAACCTGATGTAGCAATACCTGTATCGCTATCAAATTCATCCGTAAAGATATCAGATGCCAAATCGCTAATTACACTCATGCTTTATATTACACTATTAATTATCTTTTTTCTTGGGGTTCTTATCTTTATTCCATTTCTTTTTAGCTTTTTCGTCAGCAGAAACTTTACCCACAGATTTAAGCATGTCTTGAATTTCTTCAGAAGCTTCAGCAAACATTTGTTTTGGGGCTGGGATTGGTGAATTCTTAGCTTTGTAAGATCTAAATTCTTTAAGGATCATGTCCCTTAAGACTCTACTTGGGTAATTTGGGTTCAATCCAACCTTTGAAGCTAATCCCCTAAGTTCAGGTTTACTATAAGAAGCTAGCTTTTCAGTAAGCTCAGCTGTAGTTTCTGCGCCAAAATAATTGTTTTGGCCATTACCAAATGATACGTTCTCAAAATTGTCCATATACTATTATACACATTATGTAGAAAAATAAACAAAAAAAAGAGCCGCCCCCGTAGGAGCGACTCTTAATGTGGAGTTTGATATTAGGCGGAAACAATACATCCGACAAGAGCGCGGTTGTCAAGAACCATGCGGCCCTCTTCAAGCGATCCGAAGTATCCAATCTTCTGTTGGCGAATGCTGTACTGATCATCAGCGATGAGGTTAAACTCACCACCAGAATCTTCGTCAACAGCAACAGCGCGAATAAGAGACTCGCGAGAGCGGTCGATACCAATAACGAGATCGTCGTTAGTGGTGAACAACTGAGCGCCCGTAGAAGCGTCACTGGAGGTCTGAGCAGTGTCGAACACGTTAGTGAACTTCTTGCCAGCTCCAAGCTCAAGAATCTCCATAATGGAAATGCCGTAGAACTCAGGGAGACCAGCGTTGCTGTAAACACTCATACGAAGCTCGTCAGGAGCAGCAATACCGTCAGCCCCAGTTCCACCACTAGCAGCAGGGCCGTTAGAGGTGTTGATTGGGTTGTAAGCCATAGCGCGAAGCTTCTCGACGACTTCAGGAGAAACAATCAGGTCAGTGATTCCTTTAGCGGTTCCACCAGCAGGTGATCCACCAAGGAAAGAAGCCTGAATACGCTTAGCGCGAGTCATAAGCTTGTTGATATCGTCAAGGACGAAGTTCAAGCTTCCATGACCGTTTTCAAAAACGTGGTCAGTGCTGTTAGTGGTAGCTTCAGCGAGAGATCCCATAACTAAGCTAGCAGAAGTAGTTTCTTGCTTAGCGAGAATTTCCTGAGCGGCACGGGTGAAGGTCTTAGAGACAACGTCCATGCGAGACTTAGCAGCGTAACGACGATCAAAGCTAACAGCGGTATCAAGACCGTAGGTAGCAATTTTCATCTCAGATGCAGTAGGAAGCACCTGATTGGTAGGAAGACCACCAGCATGAGACTGGCTGTAAACCTTGATGTAATCTTCGTCGTTGATGTCATAATAGAGATCAAGAGGGATCGAAGGATTGTCATCAGCGTTAAACTGAAGAGTCGTGAAAAGATTCGAAAGGGTAGGAGCTTGATTGATGACCTCTGCAAGCACAGGTCCAATAAACTCAGCAAGAGCTACTTGAGCTTCGTAAGCGACAGTGCGATTACGAGAAGCCATAGCTTTAACCAACTCGATTTGTTCTGGAGTTCTTTTTAAAGTGATTTTCATTTATCTGATTCTTTCTATATTAGTTGAATTTGAAGACAAGGTACTCACCATCAAACTGATCGGTAACACCATTCTGAGTGGTGCGGCTACCAGTTCCAAGAATGGTTCCAAAACATGCGCTATCAGTAGGAGCGCAACCAGTTACGGTTCCACCAGTAGAAGCTTTAATCCCGCTTCCGATAGCAAGGTCGCCACCAAGATCACCTTGGAAAGCAGCGCTAGCGATAGTAAAGATGCCCTTAGTAGCAACAGGGACAGCCTCTCCGGGGAGAGCGGCCTGAAGTTCAGCAGCTTTTTGAGGATTGTAAAGAAGCTTCTCGCCGTTCTCGTCGTTCTTAGCGGTCTGAAGAAGAGTGATCCCAAGAGGAACATCTCCAGCTCCAGCTGGCTCAACTTGAAGGCTTACTTTTGGATACTGATTACGTCCAACAAAAGGATAATCAGTTTTTCCAAGATAGCTGTCAGTTCCATAAGAAACAGGATCAGCAGAGAAGTCACCAGCAGAAACCTTCACGAAAGTTCCAGCATCGCCAGAACCAGCTCCAGTTGTGCTATCGAGTACCATTCCATCGGCAACACGATAGAGATTGACGACATCATGTTCGTCATATTGTCTAAAAGGAAGAATTTTAAGTCCCATAGTATTATTTTAGTTTAAGTTAAGAAATTTCAATGTTCTCACGGGAGAACGCTTTTTTAAATTTGTCAACAAGACTCTCTTCTTGAGAAGCAAGAGCCTCGTTATTGTTTGAGATGTCAGCATCAATTTGCTTTGCATTGTCAAGAGCTTCCTCGACATCAACTTCAGCAGAGGCTGTAGCAACACGCTTAGCAACTTCCTCATCAATACGAGCCTGAATCTCAGCCTCGAAAGCTTCTTTATTAGCTTTGCTCTTATGCTTCCAAAGCACTTCAAGCTTATCAGAGAACGAAGCGTAAGCTTCTTCAGTCTCGTCAAGAGACTTCACTTCTTTAGCAAGGAATTCACGATCCTCATCAGCGAGGTCGAACTTGTTATCAAGATCGTCCATACGAGAATTGAAACGAGCGACAGCTTCTTCAGCTTTCTTCTCGTTTTCAAATCCGTTAATCCGCTCATTAGCTTCACTAAGCTTGCTTTCAAGCTCAGCTACAGAAGCCTTAAGGTCTTCATATTCCTTCTTAACAGCTTCCTTCTCGCTCGTAAGAGCCTCTTTCTCTTTCAAAAACTCTTCGTTCTTTTCGCGAATCGCCTCTGAAAAAGTCTGAGTCATGGAAGCTACAGTCTCCTCACCGATTTTTTTCTCGACGAGGATCTCCTTTAGTTCATTAACAATGTTTTCCATAGCTATGTTATTTTCTTTTGTTACAGTTTTTTTATCTTTTTGTGAAAATTTATCTTGATCACTATCTTCTTGATCTTTATAGATACCTTTTACATCCGCAGCTGGATTAGAAGTGAATCCTATACCCAAAGGATATATTTTTCCAGTAATCAACCTATAGATAGGTTCCCCTTTATCAGTTTTACCAGAACCACCATAAGCCTTTAAGAAACCATTCATTTCTTTGATCTTATGAGGGTCTGATACAATTGTGGCTTCGTTAAGCTTATCGCTTCCCACAGCCAAAACATAATCAGAGAAACCAACCTCCCAACTTGCAGATATTTTTTTATAATAAGATTCGTCTTCAGGATCTGTAGATCTCTCTATAAGTTGCGCAAATTGTTTATTTGCAGATTTATAGACAACAGCTCCCAAAGCTATATTAAACGGATCTTTCTTATTTTCTAATTCTTGATTAGATAAAATCTTATTAGAGCCATACTCACTGAAACCAGCAGTGACAATATGCCCCACAATCTTATCTTTATTATGTTCAATATTAGTAGGCTTATGTATAAACTGATCGTTATACTTTAAAGCGGTAGCGGTATCAATACCATCACCGTTTCTGTTAAATACATTAACAACAGCAGCATTAAATGATACACCTAGAAGGTCTACATTCTTCTCAAAGTCAATGTTTTTTGGGACTAGAGAAGATAGCTCGCTTAATGAAGCCTTAGATACGAACTCATCATCAACTTGATGAGCAAAAATTTCAGATTCAAAAGTAGTTGTATACTTATAAGGCATTTTACTTTTTCTCCTTAACCTCCAGTTTTTCACCTTTTGGATCAGGCTCTTTTTCATCATCTTTTGATAAAAGTTTCTTTTCAGCAGCTTCAGAGTCTTCCTTGCTAATCTTGCCATCCTTCTTCATCTTGTCGAGAATAGCTTTCTGAATCGCGGGTGGAAGTTTCTTTTGTTTATCAGTAAGTCCTCCCTCGCCATATTCATTCATCATAGCTCTCATCTTATCATACTGAACGCCACAAGCTGCATAAGTATGCTTTTTGTCCATTCCTTCTGTATTAACAAGAGCTTTATCATCGGATGCGCACATGCTCATATAAGATTTATATAAACCTGCTTCTGACCCACTATACTTGCTAGCGATTGATACTTCCGCTTCCCCATTGTTAAAACTAACAGTTTTCTCAAGAGGCACTTCGATGTCTTCTGGATTAATTTTCATGACTGTGATATAAAATTGCTGACGGGTAAACTTCTAAGTTATGCTTATTAGCTACACTTAAAACTTCATTCATAACATTTAATTCTTCAATAAGTTCGAAATTATCAATACAAGCTTCAAGGGTTTGATTCCATTCATTTTGCTTTGAGGCGCAAATAATCGACTCACAAAGCTTGTTAACCATCTCCTCTTGCTGTTCATTCAGGTCTCCACCGAACTTCTCCTCAGCTCTTTCTCTAGCTAAAGAATTAAATGCTTCCACGGCATAAATAGTACCTTGGATGTTTTGTCTAGTAAGTTTTTCGTTATCGACTGTTGTTGTCCCGTTTGGTCTTCCCGCAGATTTTGGAGTATCTACAGTTTGGGGTTCGTCGGAACCTTCACCCATCTGAGGTTCAATCATTGGGATACCGCCAACAATTGGATTATAAAAGCCTTCTTTCCTTTGTTCTATAAAGGCTGTTTGTGCAGGAGCGATATCTTCCGCATTTGGGAACTTTCCATTATGGAACATCTCCATACCTTGTTGTGGGGTAAGGATACCAAGCTCCATGAGGCGAGTAGACACACGCATAAGCTGGGTCTCATCGCGCATGTCGATATCCTTCATAGTAGCGGTAGGATACGACTTAAACCCTAAGCTATTAGCTATCCTCTTAATCTCCCTCTGTAAGAAATCATTTAAGAAACAACTCCTAGCTTCTTTAAGGCGGTCAATGAATATTTGGGCTTTAACTTGTGTTGAATTATATTTTTCATCTCCAACAACAATATTTTGAAGACCTTGTTTAATATCTTCATTTAAAATCTGATATTTAGCTGGTCCAAGAACTTTGTTTAGATCTGGAATAATAAAATCTGCTTTAGTGGTATAATCAGAAACCAATACCCGACCAACACTCTCATTCTTGAAGAGGCTCTGCATAGCATTGATATTGTTGGCGTTAATACCACCTTTTTCTGGCTCAGCCCCCATGGTGATGAGAAGAATAACATTCTCAACAGTTCGGGTAATGGCTTGATCCATTTTCTTTAATTCAAGCTTAGCATTGATATCTTCTAATACTGGATATCCAAATGGCACTGCAAATGGCTCATAATCTTGTTTCTTATAAAACGAAAAGCTAAGACGCTTGGGGTCTAACTCAATCTTGATACCATCTGTGTAATATGATCCATCTTTAATCAACTTCTTCATCTCAGGGTCAAGAGAATCATAAATTAATTTATCTTCCTCTGTAGCTGGATTCTGTAAGCGGGAAAGCTCATATTCAGATAAAACTTTCTCATATGCCCCAACATTAAATGTCGTAGCCCTCTTAGATACAATATCGAAAGGATTTAGTAATACATACTTAACTGGAATCTTATTAGCTGAAGGATTAATGGCTCCAACTTGATTCATAAGTCGGGCATAATCCTCAACCTCAAACTCCCCATCAAACCTATAGATAAAGATGTTACCACTACGGTAATACTCACGGAAGTATTGATCTTTAAGGTTTTGAAGGTTAATACGCTTGAAGAACTGATTAAAGAACTCCCGACTCTTTTTTGTGCCACCCTCTAAGTAAATCTCTGTGTTTGCGAACTCAGACATAACGTCCACAGCATTTCTGAACACTGATACGTTAGCGTAAGCCTTTTGACATAACTCAATACCCTCACGAACATTTACGCCATCAGCAGCATACTCATAAGGGAGCATACCCTTACGAATACTAGAAAACCTATCAATAGTATTCCTTAAGGCTGCGGAGTTGACTCTAGCTGAACCTGAAGTTCCCGCAGTATTGACTCTAGCTGTAGAAACCTTTTTATACGAAGCGTCAGAGGTGTAAAATGATTCGCCTAGTAATTCAGGCACATATTCTTCTTGAGAAGCTTGGCTCATAGCTAAATCTCCCAAGTTGTTGTTCTTGTTGAACTTATTCCAATAATCTGATCGTTTCGTATACTTCCTAGCCATTGCATTATTATATTACACAAAAAGTAACTTTCTAACTTTTAAAAGTTAAGAAATAAACATTGGGGTGAATGTTTCTGTTATATCAGAGCCTTTATCGTCTAACATATCAAAATATACATTCATACCCCAGTTACCTAAGACTAAGGCTGAATAGGAGTCTTTTCGGGCTTTATCAGCGCCTCGCTGTTTGCGAAGGTTAGGAGGTAAATCAAAACTTTGTGTTCCTTGAGGTGAAGTGGTAACTTGCACTAAGGCGCATTGAACTTTTATAAGATCCATCATATCTCTTTGATGCTCTACAAAGTCAATCATTTTTGCGGCTTTGTTTTTTTCTTCAGCATCTTGATTTCTCAAAAACTTTAATTTCTCAATAGGGATGTTAGCTTTTCTTTGCATGTTGTAGTTGTCATCCATAGCGGACCCAGCAAAGTATAACCTTTTATGATCAAAAGCGGCTTGCAAGCTTTCATTAGCAAAACGAATCCATGTAGAGCTAGGCTTTCTTAAAAACACAAATTTTCTAGATTTTTTATCTATTGACCGCTTCAACTGTCTAATGCCTTTAGGATAATCTTTAGGGTTATCTAAATCAGCCTCTACTGTATCTATTTTTAAATTTAATTTTTTAAATATACCGCTTTCCTTACAAGCGCTCAAAAATTGCACACCTCCGTTGTAGTCACCCACCACCATCTCAATATTGAAGTGAGTCAACAGATAAGCCATATATCGAATGTGTGTTTGCAGGTTAGACCCAGAAACAGC